CGTCATCCACAAGATGGAGGAGTCAACGCGTAGATACCAGGTTCTCCAGCGCCGTCCCGATGATAGTGCGAAGCCTGGGATGATTCCGATTGCTTCTCCTCTCATTCATGAGGGGTGGGCACCGGACATTTGCCTGGAAAACGAAGAGTCTGCCATAGATGGTAGGATCGTTGAGACACGTAATGACTGTAAACCGCCGGACCGTTATTATCGCTATGCCCGTGAGTTTGTGAACTCCGTGCTTGGCGAGGAGGCGGGCACTTTGGTGCCAGTTAGTGAAGACTATGTTAGGGCCGCACAGGATCGACCATCGCAGAGGGCGATTCTCGACCGTGCAGGATGGACTGCGAACCCCACCCATGTCGTCAAGTCATTTTTGAAGCGTGAAGCCTATGCTGGTCCTAAGGACCCAAGGGTGATCACGACGTATGACTCGGTGATAAAGGATGAGTATAGCAAGTTCGTTTACCCTTTGTCTGACCTGATTGCGAAGCAGCCTTGGTACGCGTTTGGCAAAACCCCCCACGACCTCGCCCAGCGTGTTGTTGAAATTTTGCAGCAGAGTAGCAGCATTTGCGAGACAGATTTCGGCCGTTTCGACGGCACGATTTCAGAGTTCTTGCGCTACTGCGAAGCGTTGCTGATTTTGGCAGCATTTGCGCCTGGCTACGCCCATGAGGCCAAGCGCCTCCATGACCAACAATACAACGTGCATGGTATCACCACCCATGGTGTGTGGTATTATCTGTTGTATGGTCGCGGCTCTGGCTCCCCTGAGACGAGCACATTGAACTCATTTGATAATGCGCTAGTGAACTATTTCACACACCGTGAGAGCGGCCATAAGCACGCTGAAGCATATGCTTTGGTCTGCCGATTGGGGCTCTTTGGTGGTGATGACGGTATCGCTGGCGACATCGATTCGAAGGTTTATGTGAAGACTGCGTCTACTCTGGGGCTACGTCTCGACTGTGTTGTCAGGAAGCGCGGCACGAGTGGTGTTAGCTTTTTAGCGCGAATTTTTGGGCCAGGCGCGTGGTGTGGTGATGCAAACAGTATGTGTGACGTGAAGCGCACACTCTCAAAAATCCATTTGACTTCCTCGTTACCTAGTAACACTGATTCCGCGCGGCTTGTGCGGTGGCAGGAGAAAATGACCTCGTTGGCGTTGACAGACCGACACACACCCATTGTGGATGTGCTGGTGTCAACGACATCGTCATCTGTTGGTTTGCTCGCCCAGTCGGATTTGAGCCCTAGTTTTCGGTTAGAGAATTGGTGGAGCAAGTTTGACTTGGATGTTCAATGGCCCAACAGGCCTGCTGCCTGGATGCAGACGTATGTGGATTCAGTGCTTCCAACGTTCAACATGAACGCCATCCGTTATTGGAGTCGCGCAGTGCGGCGCGGTAGGCGTGACTTGTTGGCGCTCCCTTTGTGTGTTGAGCCTACCCAGCTGCCAGATGGTGGCAATGTTTATGAGGTAGGATCAATGTCGCACTTTGTGGAGATTCCGGAAAAGGACTCTGACATAAAACGCCCTACGGGTTACCCCGTTAAAGAGTGGAGGCGTCTTGTTCCGGAGCAGCGGCAGATAATTGCAGATCTGGTCGCTAAATGTCCTGACCTCGATTGGGATTGGCTTGGTCCTAAGGGCCGGGCACGTATCTTCGAGGCAGAAATGTTTCCTGCTTGATTTTTCAAGCAACGTTGCGTGGACACGCCTAAACAGTCCATACCTCTACCCAGGAGTTTAAGTATGGGGAACCTCCTGCCATGGAGCAAACTGGCGCGGTGGATGGCTTGGGCGGGCCAGTCGAAAAATTCACCTCACTATGGACTTCTCTCGACCGAAAGGAGTCCCTCGTCCAGTTTGGAATGCGCTTTCTGGCAAAGAAAAAGAGCGCTGCGCAAGGAACCCGAAGCGTTTCCTTGACTTCACCACGATTCAGACCAACTCAGGTATGCAGCAGTACGGCGCCGGCCAAACGTTGTCAGGGACAGCGAGTGGCAAGGCTGCGGCTGACGCAGAGATGGGTGCGGTCGGTGGTGGCATCAATGGCAACGCCGCGCGGGCCGCGCGGGTCGCGGCCGCACCCCGCTTGGGTAACGTTATGCGCTCGAGGAAGCGCGTCGTGTCCGAGCAGCCAGGACTTGACAGAGGTAAGTCGCCTATCATCGCTATGGATGAGATGGTTGCTGACATCGTGTCACCGTCCGGCGGGGGCTTTGCGGTCGTCGGTTCATTTCCCATCCAGCCGGGCATTCCCCAGGCTGATGGAGGATCCTTCCCCTTTGCGGCGACGATCGCGCCGCAGTATGAACGTTGGCAAGTCGAGAGTATGGAATACTACGTGACACCAACGGTCACCGCCTTTGCGTCCGCAGGGCAAGGAGGGAGGGTGGTCATCGCAGCGAATTTCGACTCGCTTGCGGTGCCGCCGTCAAACATCCAGCAGGCGCTGGCCAATGACCCCCATGCTGATGGCATGCCATATGAGGTCGTTCTTTTGCGCCTGGACCCGAGTCGGTTGACTCCCGACAAGGGCGGGAAGTTCACGCGTACGAACTTCGTCACTAATAGTGATTTGAAGACGTACGATGGGGGCAACCTGTTTGTGATGTGCGACGGCATTCAGGCCGGAGGCGTGCTGATTGGTCAACTGCGCGTCAAGTACTCGATCCGGTTCTTCAATCCCAGACTGTCCCAGCTAAGTGGCACCGTGCAAAACCTTGCTTTTTCGTCGTTTGTTACGACCAGCAATGTGTTGACCGCGGCTGGCACAAGCTTGACTGTCATCCAGCCCAGTCTTAAGATCAACACGACTGACGTTCTCCTCTTGGGGACAAACGCCAATCCGTTGAACATTAAGATTGTTGGCCTTGCTGGGTTGCAGTTGCCTCAGGGACAGTTTTACATCAAGTATCGAGCTTGGTTCAGTGCTGGTGGCTCCGGAGTGCCCCTCGCCATGGGTGTCATGCGTCTCTTTTACAGCGACGATCAGGGCAACTCGTGGAACGATGCTGGGCAGTTGAGTATCATCAACGGAGTCACTGGCCCCCAAGTCGTCGCTGGCACAGCGTACGACACCTGGAGCGAGTTCGGGATTTTTGTCGTCGGGGACGGCAATCGCATCTATCTTGTCAACTACTACGTTGCGTCTACTGGTACGTCCGGTCAAATGGGCGTTGCCGAGGCATGGGTGCAGGTAGGACAGGCTTGAATGTGCGCATCGAGTGCGCTGTGACCGAACCAGTGTCACGTGCAAAATTTACTGGTGAACCTCGTATGACGGCGAGCAATCCGTCTGTGTAAAACCGGTGGTCCGGTCTAGTCATCGAAGACTAGTTTGTAGGTGGTTCGAATCCCCCGGTTTCAACGTTTACCGT